TCTTTCTCTTTTATATGTGGGGAAATCTTCGTAGTGAGCCAAGTTTTTAATATTACCATTATATTCCCAACATCTTTTACAAGACTCGCAGTATTTAATGTTTTTATCTGCTCTCTTACCATCGTAAGATTTCTTGTGTTTAATTTTTTTGGGAGCGCGCATCCTATTTCGATTTTACTATTTTAGCTATTAAGTGCCAACCTATTCGCTAACGCGCCCCCATAGACTTGACCATACTTGAAAACGCCTGTTCAAATTCATCCTTTTCGGAACTTTCTGCTTCAGCGTCTGGCGTGCTAGCTTTTTGCTCGCTGCTGGATAATTTATTTTCTTTTCTTGCGTCGACAGAAAGCTGAGCTAGTACAGTATTCTTAGTTTCATAAATTCCATCACCACATTCACACAATCTATCATTTACGCTAAGTTCTTCTTTTGTGGTCTTCTCAGATTTGCATTCTATGCACATATAATGAAATTCTTTTGATACAACTAGGTTCTTAATCACCTTTGTGTTGCTGATGAGTTCATCATCGTATCTTTCTTGATTAAGCCAAGTGCTAGCCATAGGTATAAATTCAGACTCTGTACCCGCGTTTTTCCATTGCTTAATGTAGGACTTTAACCCTTCTAATATTACTTCTTTTTTAGTGCCGGATTTTCGTAGTGAAATATACTTGTCTTTTGCTCTTTTCTTGTTATCTCTCCTAGGGTATAGTAACCAAAATTCATTTTCAAATTCTTCACTATAAAGTTTTACTTTAGTATTACTTCTACTTTTACTTCTAACTTCTACTTCTTTATTGGATGGCTCAGCTATAGCCTTGCCATTCCAACGTGCTTTTGCACCCTTTTTTCCGTTATTTGACATCCTTTCTCTGTAGCTAATCATATTACTTCTTTCTGATTCAAGCCTACTGTTATATATACGACCATTTTCCTCGTAGAAACAATGCTTGATGGCGTTCCAATCTTCTTCAAAGCTAGGATGATGACCACATAAAACCTTTAGGGTTTGAGTATCTGCCGGCAAACTACCCTCAATCCATTCCATAGCTAGCAAGGTAATATATATCCCCCTTTGCGCCATTGTCATTATTTGTACGTTCAAATCTGATAGAAAGTCACTTGCATAAAACTGAAATGCGGGTGCTTTATTTATTTTCTTTGGCATCTTTTACTCCTGTTATAATATTATTTTTATTAATGGCAAAATATTCTTTCTTAGGAAATCTTTTTACAATATATACTATATCGTCATTTATAGCAGATACTTCTCCTGAGACAGTAATTCTTTCGCCCTTAAAATTTAAGGTTTTTCCTGTTATTTGTTGTCCTATTTTTAAATTATTTAAGTTCATTTATCTCTTTGGCTATCTCTTCCATTCTGTCGATTTCATTGGATATTTGTTCCATTCTTTCTTTATAGTATTCCCTTTCTTCATCGTGCTTTTCATAACCCGAACCTCTATATTCTTTGTCATCTGCAATTAATTCTAGAAATTCTTCGTATGGTAATATAGCATATATTTGACCTCTATCCTCTTTTACTACCTGTAAATCAACAACCTTTGTATCCGGTTTTATCCAATTAGCTATGTTTTTCCTTACCTTGCATTGGACTTTCCAATCTTTATCGGGTGTCTTAAGTAAAACATCTACTTCTTCAGCGTGTCCAAGAGATAAACCATTACTACCATAGGCTCTTTGAGAGTCTATGTCGTACTCTTTAGCAAGGTTAGTAACCTCTCTTTCAAACCTATTTCCTTTTTGTTTACTTTTACTTGGCATTATAACCTCATAATGTTGCGAGGGCGGGATGTATGAAGGAGGACTAACCCGCCCTCTGGCTCACTTGTCAATGGAGTTAAACAAGTGAAAGTTCGTAATTTGAACCCACGTCTATTGCATCAATAAACTTGTACTTAGCAAATGTAGAAACCTTCCCTGTTCTAACATTTTTGTGAGTGAGCATTGTTTTTTCTATTGTGTAACCTTCTTTTCTAAGCCTATGTATAACGTCAGCTAGTCTTGTTATGCCAAATTCTTGTATGGCGAACCAAGATGTTATACGCTTATTCTTTTTAAGATAGTCAAGCACAATGTCTTTTTGGGAAGACTTCTTAGAAAGGTAAGTCATCGTCATCCTCATCTACTACCAATTTAAGTTCTTCCATGACCTCTAAACCCTTCTTAGTTGCCTGTTTGACTTCTTCCGTGCTAGAATCAGGTTCCGCCGCGACCTGCTGTTTTGAATAAAATTCACGTTCTTCGCTAGCATCTTCAGTCATTCTCGCTACAAGCTCTGCGTTAGCCATAGTTCTCCAATTAGGATTATCGCTCTTTTCAATTATCCAACCTATGTAATCTTCGGGTACGTCTTTCCAAGGAGTTCCTTTGTATTTACCAAAAGGTATTCCGGAACTTCTTGACTTTTCATTCCACTCCTCAGATACTTGCTGAACTTCCTTGTTTGGTTGCTTGCTAAGTGATGGTGAGTTGACTACTGTCTTATGCTCTCTGTTGTCCATGCTGTCGGCATCCTCTGTGTCGTCAATGGCAAATAGGCCATTCAATGCATACTTTCTAGCATACGATGAAGTAGCACCTGTAATTTGGCTGTCATCCATTCCTTTCTTCTGCACAGACTCTCTTGCCCATCCTTCAGTTGTTATAGTATCATTGCCATCGCTAAATGTTGCAGTTGCTTTTATGTAATTAAAGTCATTGACACATACTATTTCATCGCTAACAGTTACGTAGCAACCGGTTTCGTCAAGTAATGGCTTTAATCCTTCAAATATATCTGCAAGATTTCGATAATTATACTTACCAAAATCGTTCCTATGACCTTTTCCGACCTTAAGCTTGGTCTGAATAAGGCTCAGCTTTTCGTTTAACTTCATTTTGTCTCCTTGTACTTTGTTGTTTTGTAAGAAAATGTTGTTTGTTTTGTTTCTTTATATCCCACCGGAGCATCAGCAGTATTCTTTATGTATTCTGCAATTTTTTTCTTGTCCGGTTTCTCTGTAACTCTAGTGGATATATTGTTTGCATAAGAAAACTTTATTAGAGATTCGTCATCACCAAAATCTCTTGTCGTCCTAGTTGTCATCTTAAGCGTTCCATTTGGAAAACCCATAGACTTTCTACCATTCGTATCGAATTGACCTTGCATATAGCTTTCTAACAAGTTTTTTCTGTAAGAAATTTGTTTATTGACTGACTCAATTCTTCGGTCATAAAACTCAGAAGACTCTTGTTGCTTGTATTTTATGTTCTCAATTTCGTCTTCTAACTCTGATATTTTCCAAAGTATTCTATCTACATGAACATCGATATTGTGTCCAAATTCTTCGCCATGAAGTTCGTCTAGGTTCTTTTCATTCTCCATCTTCTTTCCCCCTAAAAGCTACAAGCTGACTATTGTCGGCCTTGGAAATAACATTAAAACCAAGATTTTCAGCCATTTTATAAACTCGAATATAAAATTGCTTAACATCTTCTTCTGTTGTTTTTTCGGTTCTTTCGATTCGTAAACTAAGAACCTTGTCGTCATCTTGTGGCAAATTGACCTCCTTTTATTACAATTTGATTGAAGTATGAGCAGTTGTTGGTATCTACTATGCATTTCTTTCCGGCAAACTTACCATCAATTTTTGTAGTTAGTTTACCATCTTCCCTAGAAAACATTATGCCTAAGCAATTACCATTGTTGTAGTTTGCACATTCCTTTCTTGCTAGTGACTCTTGCTTTTTCATTGCATCCTTTTAATTATTAGTTCTTTCACTAAAGCTCAAGAACTAATAATTAAAGGTCTGCTAATGGTTTATGCTCGGCGTTGGTAATAAACCTTAGAAGTTCGGTTCTCATAATAATGAAACTCTTGCCGGGTTTGCTTGCTTTAAGCTTTCCGGTTTTTATATATCTTCTAACTGTTTCTATTGATAAGTGTAGTTCTGATGCCACTTGTGATACTGTAAAAAAATCTTGCAACTTATTACTCCTTGCATTGCTATTGGTTTAGCTGTGTTTAGCAGAAGTTAGTAAGTATCTAAATAAAAATCAAATAGTTTATTTCTTGCTTCTTTTCCAAGTAAGATATTCTGATGCTTCGTAAGGATTGTATATTGTGGTAATAAGCCTATTGTCATCATCGTCATATTTTGGGTCTATAATAGTAACCGGTGCATTAAAAATGTTTTTATCATCAAGACCTAGCTTATCTGCATAGCTATCCATTATCTTAAAGCTAGCAACTTGTAATGCGTGTGATATAAGCCCGGAGGCAGGGTCTTTTAAAACCTGATACCCTGAAACGTGAGTATGTCCACAAGTTAGCACGTGGTCTTTCCAGCCCATTTGCGCGGCCTTTGCAACTCCATGCGCGCTATTCCACATTGAATTACCTTTAAATGTGTGTCTAGCATTTATTCTTATTTCTTTGCCATTTGGAAATATTAAGTTTAATCTAGCTCCCCATTTCTCATATACGCCCTTATGGTCGCGCATTATAAAATCTAAGGGGTCGCCATCACCTGACCAAACATCGTGGTTTCCAGCTATCAAATAGAGCCAATTAACGCTATTTACAAAATGCTCCGTAAGTCTCCAAGACTCTTTTGCGGTAGTTGATTGCTGACCATACAAAAAAGACAACCTACCAATCCAATTATTTTGAACATCTCCAAGGTTACCGGCAAACATACCATCTGTTTTATTTATTAAGTTACATAAAGAATATATTTCAGCAATGTCAGTACCATCATCGTCAATATGAGGGTCTCCAAAATGGCAAATACCTATAGGGCCTTTTGTTTTTATTTTTATATTTATTAACTGACGAGATTCTTTACCTTTTATTTTAACAGAATATTTTCTTTTCCTATGTTCTATTAATTCATCAATTGGTATGTAGTCAGGGTCTCTTTGTTCTGTTGTAAACTCTGCTTTTTCTAGCACAAGAGGATTTACGCTTCGTTTTCCACAAGCATTGCAAAGCCATTGTTGTTTTTTGCTTTTAGCTCTATATAAAAAACCAAACTTTCTTATAGAACGACTACCACAATATCTACACCCTATAACGTTTCCATCAACGTCTTGGACTATTGCATTAGCCATATTTCATTACAATTTCTTTAAAATGCTCTTCTGTACCAGCGCCCTTCGAGGTGTTATACCAGCGCTTCCAATAGCTAGCTTGCTCGTCCAATGTTTTTGGCATAGAATGTGGCACTCTCCAATAGTGTAACCTACAAGCAATAATACCTGCTATTAAGTTTGTTGTAAGAATGTCTCTCCATTTATCTTCATCTGGGTTTGTAAATAAGCTCCAGTCTAAATAGCATATGCTAGCAACCTTTTTTAATAAGTCTTTTCTATACTGAAGATAGTCATTGCATAAAGAAACCATTACCCAAGGTTCGCATTGCCAGAAACCTCTGGCTATATTACTGCCACCCTTTTGCATAATGTATTGATATTTAGATTCTACTAGACCAGTACGATAAACCAGCATTTGAGCATCGTGGCTAGCATATTTAGAACCCATTTTTTCAAGAGTTTCTTTAATAACTGTTAGCATTTGCATTGAGTCAATCATTACTTACCCCAGGATTTTCTAGCATTTGCCTTAGCTTTATTAGAAAGCTGTCCATAATGAAATAGTTTTTGAGAAGTTTTTCCATGAGTCTTACCACTATGCAAGTCGCCATTTGGCATTTTATGAGATAAGCCTTTATGAGTTTTGCCATCTTTAAAATAATGTTTTACGCCCTTAGCCATTACTTACCCTTAAAAACGCCTTCAATTATATCAGTAACAACATCAACAACTTTTTCAAAAAATATTTGTTCTTTTTCTTCAGAAACAAATGGAATATCAATTCTTTTATTAATTGCAGTAGCAATTTTTTCTGCCATATCATCTGATGCTAAATGTTCCATAGCTTGCTCTTGCATTTTCTCTGCTTGCTCTTCAGCTAGCTTTACCAACATTGATTTAATGTCCATGTTATTTTCCTTTTTTTATGTTCATTATTAAAAGTATTATTGAAAGTAAGGCAACAATTACCTGTAACATTTCATGTATTTGAGTAAGGCCTATTGCATAATTACTAAAACTAATCGCTGCTATTTTTAAACTATCCATCAATGTCTTCCGTTTATCCTACTTAAAGAACCTTTTACTTCTGATATTTGATTATCTAAATCGTTTACTTCTTTTGTTAAAGCATCAAATTTTCTGTCTAATTTATCATCAGACTGATTCCATCTATTGATAAGTTTAATTATCATACCCTCCATATTTTCTAAAGTCTCTGATTGTCCTCTATTTTCTACTTTTAAAGCTTCTAGCTCATCTTGTTGCTTCGCTGATTTGTTAGACATAGAAACAACTAAATATACAAACATAGCACCAACTACGCCAATCATTCCCGCTTCACCATATAATGCTATAAAATCCATTACTTTTTCTTTTTCTTTCCCCAGCTAAATGGGTTTAAGTTTAATTCCTTTTCGTAAAATGCTACCTTTTGAGCTAGCTCTTCTCTTTCAGCTTTTTCTTCAACAATATGTTTGCTAAGTAAATTTTCAATTTGTTCATCAGCAGTTGCAACTTTGTTTTCCAGAGCTTTAATTCTTCCTTCAATTTGTAAATATCCATATACCAACCCTGCAACCAGTACAAGTCCTTGAGCCAACCATTTAAGATTAATGCTAACAATGGCGTTATCATCAAGAATAGTAGTCCTATAACTTCTAGCGGTATCCGGCTTTCCACTCATTTAACCTCAACGTGTTCCCATTCGTTATGTAAATGACACCAATTATCACCATCGTAAATTTTATTAGCATACCAATGTTGTGTGCTATCATGTGACGTTATTTCTATAAACGCTGTATTCGTAACTGTATCCTGAGGAGTTATTTGAATTCCTCCTACACTCCAACCCTGACTGCATCCCAATATATTTATAAGAAACAGGAAGGTTATAACTCGTACTAACAACTTTAAATCCTCCATTATGTTTTATTTTATAATTCAAATTACCATCCACCACGCCATTGCGGTTTCAACAACAATATCTGCAATTGTATTGTAGGCCCATTTTTTTTTGCTTCCATATGGTCTCCAGTTTTCTATATAATACTCAAAAACCTCCCATAAAATACCTACAATCAAAACACCCATTACACACCAGAACGAAGTCCATCCTAGCCATTGAAATATTTTACATAAAAAAGCTCCAGCAGCGATGTGATAGCTAGTCCAGCCATCTAGCTGACCTGTTTCTTTTTGCCATGATACTAATTTTGCTAGCGGGCTATTCATAATTCTTTTATTACATGATTTTCTAGCTTATGAGTCCCAAGTATCATTCTTCCGCTTCCACCTCCATGCCTAGAATCACACTCATCTACATATGCTTGTTCTATAGTATCCCAACTGTCGCTACGTTTAATTACTTCACCATCTAATACTAAAAAGTATTTATACCTAGAAGGATAAGTCAGGGTCTCAATCGTACCATTTGGGTACGTCTTTTTTCTAACAGCACCGGGAGTTGTATTCCTGTAAAGGCGCAAGTAATGACCCTGAGAACTTTTCCTTATAAGCATTAGTCTTCTTTAACCTCTTCAGATTCTAATGATTCTTTCAACATCTTAACAAATGCATCGTGACCTACTCTAAGTTGGTCTGCAATAAAACCATTAGATGCTTGTTTGTTTTGTATGTCGTTTATATGATTTACCATCATCTTCTGTTCGTCAGTTAAGTCCTCAATGATATATTCTTTACCATCAAGATTAATAACT